CGAGGCGCAGAAGGAACTGACCGCGTTCGTGGTGTCGCACACCGACCGCTGGCGCGACTACCGCGACCAGAACTACCTCGATGACTGGGATAAGTATGAACGGTTGTTCCGTGGCAAGTGGTCGGAAGAGGATAAGCAGCGCAAGTCCGAGCGTTCCAGGCTGATTTCACCGGCGATGCAACAAGCCGTCGAGACGCGCCATGCTGAAGTGATGGAAGCGATCTTCGGGCAGGGCGAGTATTTCGACATCAAGGACGACTTGCAGGATAAGACCGGCCCGATTGACGTAGAGCAGATGAAGGCGCAGCTTTACGAGGACTTCTCGCAGGACAAGATCAGGAAGAGCGTCGACCAGATCGTACTGTTGGGTGAGCTTTACGGGACTGGCATCGGAGAAATTACGGTTTCCAGCGAAAAAGCCTACAAACCGATGACCATCCCGATTGACGGGCAGCAGTCCGCATACGGTGTTGGCGAAAAAGACCGCATCTGCGTGAAACTGGTGCCGGTGAATCCCAAGAACTTCCTGTTCGACCCGAATGGCACCGAGATTGACGACTGCATGGGCTGCGCTGTTGAGCGCGAAGTGTCGATCCACAAGATTTCGCAGGGAATTTCGAGTGGAAAATACCTGAATGTCAATATCACGGCCTTCCACAAGGATGATGCACTCGAAGTAACACAGGAAAAAACGCAGTATCAGGATGACAAGGTGCGTCTGATGACGTACTACGGCCTTGTTCCGAGGGAACACCTCGAAGAAGGCATGGAAGAGGTCGAAGATTTGGGTTTTGCAGACGATCTCGCCGAATCCGACGATTATGCGGATATGGTCGAGGCGATTGTCGTGATTGCCAACGAATCCATACTCCTGAAGGCCGAAAAAACACCGTACATGATGAAGGATCGCCCGATTGTGTCGTATCAGGGCGATACCGTGCCGAATCGGTTGCTTGGGCGTGGAACATGCGAGAAATCGCTTAATATGCAGCTTGGTATAGACGCTTCCATGCGTAGCCACATGGATGCACTGGCCCTGACGGTCGCGCCGATGGTCGGGTTGGACGCTACGCGGCTTCCGAGGGGCGCAAAGTTCGAGGTTCAGCCCGGCAAGGCGTTCATGTGCAACGGAAGCCCTGCGGAGATTATTTTCCCGTTCAAGTTCGGCACGAATGACGGCCAGGCAATGACCACCAGCAAGGAATTCGAGCGGATGCTGTTAATGGCGGCTGGTACGATTGATTCGCAGGGTACGGTATCGCAGGTTGCACGCGATGGGCAGTCGATGGACATGGCGACTGCGACCATGATCAAGAAATACAAGCGCGTCCTGACGAATTTCCAAGAGGACTTCCTGATCCCGTTCGTGAAGAAGGCCGCGTGGCGTTACATGCAGTTCGATCCGGAGCGGTATCCGTCCAAGGATGTAAAGTTCCTGCCCACGGCGACGTTGGGCATCATTGCCCGCGAATACGAGCAGAAACAGCTTGCGTTCCTGATCCAGACGCTTGGTGCGCAGTCGCCACTCACTCCGATTCTGATGCAAGGCATACTGAAAAACTCGTCCTTGACGAACCGCGAGCAGATGATCGAGCAGATGACCAAGACGAATCAGCCGAATCCTGAGCAGCAGCAGATGCAGCAGCAGGGCGTTCAGCTTGAGATGGCGCAGAAACATGCCGACGTGCAGAAAACACAGGCTGAAGCGCAGAAAATGATGGTTGAAGCGCAGCTTGCGCCAGAGATTGCGAAGGCGAAGGTAATTTCCGCTCTGACTAACAACCTTAATGAAGCAGACGAAGACAAGAGTTTCCGACAGCGCGTTGAGATTGCGAAACTTGGCCTTCAGGAAAAAGACATCGACAGCAACGAAAAGATCGCCAGAATGCAGACGCTCACAAAACTGCGCGGTAACGCTGCGTGAAAAAGCTATTCCAAGGCGCGATTACCACCGGCAGCGGCACGTTGTGCTATACGGTGCCGACCGGGTTTCGCTGCAACGTGCAGGATATCGTTATCGCCAACACAACAGCAGCATCAATCAACGTGCGGGTGCATTTGGTTCCAACCGGCGTGGCGGTCGGCACCACCAATGCCATGTTCTATGATGTTGCGTTGCCAGCGAATACCACAGTGCAATGGTCTGGGACCCAGACGTTGAATGCCGGAGACTTCATCCAAGGGATCGGTAGCGCATCAGGCGTCACGCTGAACATCAGCGGTGAAGAAACGAGGGTAGGGATGTGATTACACAATTCCCTACTCCGACTGCGGTAACAATAGACTATCCGCACCAGAAAACCCATGAAGGCCGGTATTTCTCGGGCGGGTATTACAACGCTTCCATAGCCAATGGCGCGACAATCGAACTCCTGATACAGATGGGGGCCGCGACGACATGGCACTCCAAGATTCGAGCTTCATCCGGTGGTGATGCGACTGTGCAGATATTCGAGAATGCGACATTCTCTGCCGCTGGAACTAGTGTAACCGTATCGAATCACAACCGATCATCTTCCAAGGTAAGTGATGCCACAGTAACGCATACGCCGACGCTTACGGCGGATGGAACGCAAGTGAATGGAACAATACTTATTCCTGGTGGATCTACCGGAAATAGCGCAGGCGGAAGCGGCGGATTTGAAGATGAATATATCCTCGCTGTTTCCAAGGTGTATCTAGTGCGCCTGACAAATACAGCAGGCACGTCAGAACCAATGTCTCTACTTGTTGAAGGATATCAACCAACACTATGAGCGAACTAACTCCCCAACTGAAACGCTATTACGAAGCCCGCATCTCCATGTTTGGCGAAGAAGGCTGGCGCGACCTGATGGACGACCTGCGCGAGATCGAGAAGGCCACCAACGACATTGCAGGCATTCAGGACGAAAAGGCGCTCCACTTCAAGCGCGGGGAGTTATCCATGATCCGCTGGATGCTCGGCATCGAGGACATGAGCCGCGAGGCTTACGACCAGTTGAAAGCAGACAAGGAAGAAGAATGAGACAACTTCGTGATTTCCGCTGCGAACACTGCGGGGCAGAGCAAGAGCGTTACCTTGAGGCGGATGTGACGCATGTTATTTGCGAGTGCGGTCACACCATGACGCGCCTGATTGGGATGCCGACCGTGAGCCTTGAGGGCATCAGTGGGGACTTCCCCGGTGCTGCGAACAAATGGGCGACGATCCGCGAGCAGCGGCATCGGGAGAATGCGAGAAAAAAGTGAGCACTTGCTAACACGCAAACACTGTGATATAAAGACAGCAAGTTTTAACCGAGCGCCTGTTTTGAGGGTGTGACAAGGAGAATCAGATGGCAGAAGTGCAGGAATTGGATACGGAAGTTAGCGAGCTTGAGGCGGTCGAGGAACAGATCGAGCAACAGCAAGCGAGTGAGAGGCAAGAAGAGAAGCCAAAGCAGGACGATGACCTACCTGAAGAATTCAGGGGCAAATCGGTCGCTGAACTGGCGAGAATCGCCCAACATGCCCGCCGCGAGATGGGAAAACAAGCAAATGAGCTTGGGGAGGTTCGCAAACTTGCTGATGAACTTCTGAGGTCGCAACTGCAAAAGAAGCCAGAAGAAGAGAAGCCTAAAGAGGTAGATTTCTTCGAGAATCCGCAGGAAGCGATTCGTCAGGCAGTTGAAAGCAATCCACGAGTGCTGGCCGCAGAACAATACGCGCAGCAAGCGAGGATGGCGCAGGCGAAGCAGGCGTTGGTACAGAAGCACCCGGACTTTGCGGCAATCATTCAGGAAGGCGAATTCGCTGACTGGATCAAGGCAAGCAAGATCAGGACGGGGTTGTATCGGGCAGCAGAAGCCTACGATGTTGATGCAGCAGACGAGTTGTTTAGCACCTACAAGGCGCTGAAAGGCACGAAGCAGAGACAGGTTACGGAAGTGGATAAAACTGCCCGTGACAAGTCCCTGAAGGCCGCAGCAGTCGATACAGGTGGTTCCGGCGAAACGTCGAGGAAGGTTTATCGCAGGGCTGATCTTATCCGTCTCAAAATACGCGATCCGTCCAAGTACGCTTCGATGCAGTCGGAAATTGACGCAGCCTATGCCGAAGGAAGGATCAAATGAAATGATCTAACTTAGGAGCACTATCATGGGCCTCGGAACCAACCACAGCACTACCACTACGCAAGACAAATGGATTCCCGAACAATGGGAAGACGAAGCAATCGCCACCTACATGGCGAAAACTGTCATGCGGAACCATGTTGACGTCAATCAACATGCCAAGCACAAAGGCGACACCATCCATATCCCGAATCCGGGCCGTGGCGATGCTTCCGCCAAAGCTGCCTCCACCCAAGTCACGCTGATTGCGGATACCGCTGGCGAGATTACGGTTTCGATCAACAAGCACTACGAGTATTCGAAGTTGTACGAAGATCTGGCCGACATGCTGGCGCTGAACGGCATGAAGAAGTTCTACACCAAGGACGCAGGTTATGCCCTCGCCCGCCGTGTGGATGCCGAACTGCACAAGATCATGGCAACCATGCAAGGCGGTTCGATTGCCGGTGCGACCAATCTGTTCGAGAAGGCCGTTATTGGTGGAGATGGTTCCACCAATTTCTCCGGCGCTTCCAGCGGCAATGGCACAGCACTG